ATCGTTGTAGCGGTAAACATGGAGCGGCAGTCCAGCCACCGTTTCGGACAGTATCCTTACACAGGAGTACACCGCCGTCATTTGCATAGCGGTTTGTTCGTTGACAGGTTTTCCGGCTGTCGTACCGCCGAACAGGAAGCTGTAACGGCTGCCACCAAGGCTGTTTTGGGGCTTGTCGCGCGCCTTGAATATTCCTTGCAGTATTCCCATAGACATCACTCTCCTTAAAAATGGGTATGAAAAAAGCATCGCAGAAGCGAGGGCATCTCGTTGGCACAAGCGAATTGACGGACTGTTGCAGAATTTAAAGAAATATTTATATCTACTATTGCATTCCTATACCAGTTGATGTATCATCTATATTGGTTGACCTATCAACTATTATAGGAGGGATTGCTTTGGATATTACTCAGCGAAAAATTACAAAGATTGCCCGAGAGGTCAGCAAGTTCACCACGAGGACTTTAAGAGCTGACGGAATCGGAACTTCAGAATTTGATTTTATTCATGCCGTTCGCAAGACCCCGGGCATCACACAAGCAGAAATCTGTAAAAAGCTTGGAATTGATAAAAGTGCTGTTGCTCGGCAGGCATCAAGCCTTGAGGCGAAAGGGTATCTAATACGAAAGCCAAATCCGGCAGACGGTCGCAGCCAACTCTTGTATGCGACGGAAAAATCAGAAAATCTGAAAAACTCAAAAGCGCGTGTTGAAGCAGAATTTTATGAGTGGCTGGCGGCGGTTTTAAGCGAAAACGAGCGCGATGAATTTGCCAAGCTGCTTGATATTCTGTATCAGCGATGCAAGAATGAGAGCAAAGCAGACTTTTCGACCATTAGCGAAATAATGAAGGAGGAGAAATGATATGCGTGACACAAAGAATAAACACCGGCTATCACAGGCGATGCTGTTTATTGTCTTGTTCGGCATCGTGAGTCTCTTCTCAGATATGACCCATGAAGGTGCATCAAGCATCCGAGGCTCATATCTTTCGCTTCTCGGCGCTTCCGCCGGAACCATCGGCTTCATATCAGGACTTGGTGAACTGATCGGTTATTCCATGCGATACTTTTTTGGTAAGCTTACCGACAAAACAAAAAAGTACTGGCCAATGACCATCTTAGGTTATTTGCTTGATATAATTGCTGTTCCAGCACTGGCGCTTGTGGGCGATCACGGTTGGATTCTGGCATGTATGCTTCTTGTAATTCAGCGGATGGGGAAAGCAATCAAGAAACCTGCCAAGGATACGATCATGTCTTTCGCAGCTTCGCAGGAAGGCGTCGGAAAAAGCTTCGGTATACAGGAACTACTTGACCAGATTGGTGCGTTCCTTGGCCCAGTGCTACTATACATTGTTATGTTGTTCAAAACCGAGGGAACAACATTTCAGATCTATTCCACCTGTTTTGCTTTCCTTGCAATTCCCGGAGCAATAACAATCATTCTTCTGTTTGTCACAAAGCATAAATTCCCCAATCCGGAACATTTCGAGCCTGAGCCGAAAGAGTACATCCCTTTCAAAATGAAGAAAGAGTTTGTGCTATACATCGCAGGGATCAGCCTGTTTGCTTTTGGCTTTATAGACTATTCCATTATTATCATGCATATCTCAAGAACATTTACCGGTATTGCTTCTGGGCTGGCTGAAACATCATCGATTGTCAACAGTGGTACGATTCCGCTTCTTTATGCAGGAGCAATGCTCGTTGACGCAGTCGCAGCGCTGTTCTTCGGCTATATGTACGACAAAAAGGGCGTCAAGGCACTTGTACTGTCCACAATCATTTCTGCGCCTTTTGCCATGTTTGTTTTTGCTTTCAATTCATTACCAATGGTACTGCTTGGCATAGGCTTGTGGGGTATCGGTATGGGAGCACAGGAATCGATTTTGAAAGCTGCCGTTACAAGCATGGTTCCGAAAATAAACCGAGCTACAGGCTATGGCATTTTTGAATGCTCCTTTGGTATCTTTTGGTTCCTCGGAAGCTGGTTGCTTGGCGTTTTGTATGATATCAGCATTCCCGCGATGATAGTAGTTTCCGTGGTTGCTCAATTGGCTGCAATTCCGCTTTATCTCTATTCTTACAAGCTGCATCATGCGCAGGAATATTGATTTTGCCTTCATCGACACCCTGTATGATAATGATCGACTGATAAATTCCGATTTGTAGAACAAAATAAAGATTAAGCTCTGGACATCAAGGTGTCCTGCGCTTTTTTATAACACAAGCAGTCCTCGATTATCGTAGACGCTCTCGCCATTATCGTTGCCGCACCGAATCGCCCGGTCAAGCGCCATAATGGTTGCTACCGCGCCGTCTATTTTCTCGGTGGATTTCTCTTTGTCTGCTTTAATGTTTCCGGCAGGATCGGTGCGGATGTAGATGTTATCCATCATCCACCGTAAAACCGGGTGTCCTCCGTGAACGATTTTCTTTTCCAGTGTAAGCTTCATCAGTTCCTTTGTCGGAGGGGACATATCCTTGAAGCCCTGCCCGAAAGGTACCACTGTGAAACCGAGGTTCTCAAGATTCTGTGTCATCTGAACTGCGCCCCAGCGGTCGAAAGCAATCTCACGGATGTTATATTTTGTACCGAGTTCCTCAATAAACTTTTCTATATATCCGTAATGGACGACATTCCCCTCGGTAGTTTTCAGATACCCTTGCTTCTTCCAGACATCATAATTCACATGGTCTCTGCGCACACGCAAATCGATGTTGTCTTCCGGTATCCAGAAGAACGGAAGCACGATATACCGGTCATCCTCATTAATCGGCGGAAACACCAGGACGAAAGCCGTTATGTCTGTGGAGGAGGATAGGTCAAGTCCGCCGTAGCATACCCGACCCTGTAGACTTTCCGGGTCGACCGTAAAAGCGCAGTCGTCCCATTTATCCATCGGCATCCATCGCACGGCTTGCTTGACCCATTGGTTCAAGCGGAGTTGCCGAAAGCTGTTCTCCTCGGCGGGGTTCTGCCTTGCCGATTCAAAAGCTGCTTTTACCTTGTCCATACTCACCGTAATGCCGAGAGAGGGATTTGCCTTTTTCCACACCTTAGGGTCTGACCAGTCGTCTTCCTGCGCTGCTCCATAAATGACAGGATAAAAGGACGAGTCATGTTTTCTGCCGTCTATAATATCCAGTGCCTTCTGATGCACCTCCCAGCAGATGCTGTTTTGATTGTTTCCGGCCGTTGTAATAAGAAAATACAGCGGCTGCATTCTCGCATCACCACTGCCCTGGAGCATAACATCGTACAGTTTCCTGTTCGGCTGGGTATGCAGCTCATCAAATATAACGCCGTGTGTGTTGAATCCATGCTTGTTCGCCACATCCGCTGACAGTGCCTTGTATTTACTGCCTGTCGGAAGATAGTTCATGGTTTTCAAGCTTGCCTGGATGCTCATTTTGTTAAACAGATGAGGACAACGCTTGACCATGTCCATTGCCACATCGAATACGATACGTGCCTGGTCTTTATCCGCAGCACAGCCGTAGACCTCGGCTCCGGGTTCAAAGTCCGCACAGAGAAGATAAAGCGCAACAGCCGCCGCGAGTTCACTTTTCCCTTGTTTTTTCGGTATCTCGATATATGCCGTGTTGAACTGCCTGTATCCGTTAGGTTTCAGGATTCCGAATATATCCCGTATAATCTGTTCCTGCCAGTCGATAAGCTCGAAAGGCTTACCGTCCCATGTACCTTTGGTATGGCAGCAGAAGTTTTCGATAAAACACACAGCGTGGTCGGCGGCATCCTTATCATAATGACTGTCTTCCGCCATAAACCGTGTTGGAATATATTTTTTGAGTTTTCTCAGAGTTGCCGCCTCCTTCCGGGCAAAATAAAAGACACCCTCAAAAGGTGCCGTACTACGAGCAAAAGAGCCGTCCGGCTCTGATGCTTTTTGTTTTACTTAGTAATTATTGCCGTGCAGCAGGATTTCGACCACAAGCTGTGTATCGGGGTCAGCGGGTTCAATGTCCCAGCCTCTGTCATAGCTGCATACAACCATGCCGTCACGCTTGAGCATCAGCTTGCTGACCTTGCCGCCGTCGATGCCGAACTGACTGCCTTCCTCGTACACCTTCATCCAGTAATGAAAAACGCTTTCGTTAATTTTCAGGCTTCCTTCTTTCCACATTCCCGTGTCCTCCTAAAACCGATTGATGCTGGCGTTGTCATCAGCATCGAAACTCACGTTGTAGCGGATTTCGCAGCCGTCAGCGTTTTTTGTAATAACTCGAATCCCGCCTTCAAATGCTTTGTACATTCTGTCGATTGTCTCGCCCTGCGGGAGCTGCTTCTCGATTTGCTTAATCTGTTTCTCTGTCATGGTGGTGTTCCTCCGTTCCTTAGGTTGTGTGTATATTACCGTCACTTTGAGGATTTATCCAGTCATTTTCTCTATATAAAACGGCATAAACTACACAATCATTTTGAGGAGTTTCCATTAATAATACCTTTGGTGCCGACGGGTGGAGCCTGCACGTCATCCATGCGGACAAGCTCCACCCGGCAGCCCTTCGGATACTGCCTGTGAACCATCTCTACAATTTCTTTACTCGGAAAGGGCATCTTTTGCACCTCCTTTGAAAGCGGAGGAGCCGTTCAGATTCCGCAGTAAGATTTTCCGCTCTTTTTTATACACCTCACCGATGAAGCCGAGGCGAAGCAAAAAACAGCGGAAGGCATATTTTTCGTTCTCAACTTCTTTTTCGGTGGCGTTGACCCTCTTCTGATTCTTACTCATAGCACACAGTGCGCTGATGAATTGGCTGTAGGCATTGACCTCGTCCGAGTCTGGTATGGCATCAAACCAGGGGAAGGATATCGTATCCTCGTTGACCTCAATTGGTGTTACCGGGATGCCGAGCGCTTTGCTGATGAGACTGCCTTTGGCTTCAAGCAGCTTCGTGAGGTTTCCGACCGATACCTTGTCAATCGGAAGGGTTATAACGAGTCCTGTTTCATTGCCGCTGTCGGCGCGCTGTTCGCCCGTGTCGGGGCTTTTTCCCTCCGCTGTGGTGTTTTCCGGTGGTTCGGGCTCAAAGCCCTGTTCGGCAAGGTGTGCCACAAGGTTTTCAATTTCCGCGCTGTCGGCTCTGTCATCGAAGCTGACCGCACCATTCTTGTCAATGGTGAAATAGTCCACCTGGTATGCCATCGATGGCATTCCGAGATATTTCGCTTCGGCTCCGGTAATTTTACTGATTGCGCCTACAAGCCTTTTTCGCTCCGTACCGGTCACGTTGAATCTGAATGTGAATGTCGCCATGTACAATTCCTCCTTCAATTTGGTAGTGTGATATTACCGTCAGTGTTCGGAAATATCCAGTCATTTCTGCGAAATATATCACACAATTATTCGGAGGTTCTGCCGCCATTATTACGGGCAGACCACACAATGCCGGAGAGAAGGAAGTATACGCATGGGAGAGCGATTCCGTTTCCCCACATCTTATATTCCGCAGCGTCGGAGTAAGGGTTTTTCAGCCACGCGAGTATCTGTTTCCGCGATTTAGGTTTTGAGGATGTTCCGCAAATAACCCTATGTGTCTCAAACACATCCGTCCAGAAAGCCATCTCCCCGTATGTGGGAGTTGCCGTTCCGAGGTCTGCGCACCACCAGGCGGGGAACCCCTGCAGTCTGGCGCATTCGGTCGGGGTAAGGCGGCGGACGGTGTATTCCGGCTCGGCTTTTGCAACGGCTCCGGGACCTTTCTCCACAAGGGTCGGCTGAAGCTCCTCCTCGACGGAGGGTTTGTACTGCGCGTTTTTTCCTTGGTTGTAAGCATCCCTG